GGGTCAATTGCACCTAACAGTTGAACAGAATCATATAAAAATAAAAAATTATCCACATGTGTTTCACTAGCATAGTTTACGGCTTGTTGACGATTTAGTGCGACGATATAAATTTTCATAACTATCCTTTAATATCTGTGCTTGAATCAGCAGTCAGTTTATCTTCACGAATTTCAAGGAGGATAGGTAAGAACAAACTTTGTGCTCCGGCCTGATTCTTAATCCTTGCATTATATTTAACTGCCACCACTTTACCAATAATTTCATTACCAAGACTACGGCGTTGTTCATCAGATAGACCAGAACCAACAGATACTTTAACAATACCATCAGATGATTCACAAACCAATGCGCCTAACATGCCTTCATACTTTCCAGAGCCTTCTTCGATACCTACGATCTTAAGGTCACAATCAAGTTCTGCTTTAAATTTGATTTGAGTCTTTGAACGTTTATCTTCCCAGATACCGCTCAGGTCTTTAAGGATAATACCTTCTTGACCAGAATCAAGATATGTCTGAAATAACCGTTGAGCTTCTTCATATGAATTGACTACAAAGTGTTCGACAAGTTTAATTTTATCAGTCACAGCTGATTGAACGGCTAAGGTATCGATTAACGTCTGTACTCGTTGACCGTATGGTATATTATATACCCCTTTCACAAATTTGTCAAATGGTATAATGTCCCACACAGTTGCATATACGCGTTGAGCTTCTGCATCAGAGATTGTTCCTTTCACTGCCTTGTTTAAAATTCCATTACCAGTTTGACGGTCTTCAGTTCCATTGACAGATGACACTAGCAGTTCGCCATCAAATACAACATTATTACCATCGGCTAAGGAAATAAACTTATCGGCTAAATAACCAAGCAAGTTAACTTCTTTACCTGAACGTGAAAAGAATTCACATGAACCATTTTTAACAATTGCATTAAAGCGCATGCCGTCTGCTTTGCATTGTACTACTGCAGGCCATTTGATTTTATCAACTAAACGCTGTTCAAACTTAGAGCATAACATGACCGGGAATTCTGGTATGAGCCCAGGCCATGTTGCATTTGTACTTGATGTAGATGCTCCGCATTTAAGATCTTTGAGTACGACACGCTTAAGTACTTCTGAATCTTCTGGCGTCAATGAGCTTAAAAGTTTTTGTAGATATGCAATTGCATCATGTCCAGTAACCTGACGGCCCGATAACATTTGTAGGCTATCTAGTACAGAGCTTAAGCTGTCTGCTTGGTTTGCTTTTGCAGGTGTAAAGGCAGGGATTTTACGTTGATAGTAATTGATAAATGGATCAAGTGCGAGTGACATTACATGGCGTAAAAGATCGTTATCTTCGTTTTCTCGTAGTATATCTAACTTGGCATTACGCCCTGGCTCGTTTTCTAATTGTTTCAAAATGTCATAAACTGTTTTCATAATATATCCAATTGTGTGGTACTCCCGAGAGGATTCGAACCTCTAACCAAGACATTATGAGTGTCCTGCTCTACCCTTGAGCTACAGGAGTATTATCTTTTTCACGCCGTGCACGTTCAATTCCTAACCCATGAAGGTAACCTACTTCAAACGATTTGCGTAACGTATATATACCTAATTCTATAGGTGTTAACGATTCGACAAATAAAACCGCAGCAGAGGATGCTTCTTCAAAGTCATTTCGGTTCATCATTTATTAGATTCCTCAATAATATCTTTAATAGTAAGTAGTTTAGCTTTAGGGTGTAGTTCTTTAACAAATGTTATTGCAGAACGTAATTCTTCAGCCGTAGCATGTAATTCTAATTTAACAATATTTAGTTCAGTCGTAACTTTTTCAAAACTAAGTAACATGTTTGCAATTTGCCTAGCAATAACAGATTCAGAATTACAACGTACAAATTGTGTAGCATCTACATATTGCTGAGTCTGACTAATGTCCATTAAAATACCTTTACCATAATTACAGCAAAAAGTATAGTAACAATAACACCAATAACAATACCACCAATTATTTGTGTAAATAAGTTGTTCATATCAATTCCTTAGAGTAATCTACGATTTACATCAATCATTACTGTTTGACCAATTTGATAGCCACGATTTGTAATAAATTTTAAATCTTGTTCACCTAGTCTAACAATAACATTATAAGAAGCAATGACTTGTTCTTGAATCACAGTTTCTTCAATTCTACAATCTGGTACTGTCTTATAGCCAACAACATTTTGTTGGTCAGTCAATTCTGTGACTGTTACACCAGTTACACGTTCAACAATTGCAGAACCATTATATTCAGCAACTGATGTAGCTCCAGGCGCAATAAAGTTTGATACTGCAGAACCAATGATAATCAAAGTATTCGATGCCTTAGTATTACTATAAATCGGTACTTGTTTATTGACACAAATTTTATTACGAACAGCTCTATATTTAGTTTCAAATACTGGTGTCACATCAACCACGACGCCTTGAAGCAATATAGCATTAACGGGTTGTGGCATAATAATTACAGTCGTGGTAGTGCCAGCAGTAGCTGTGCACCCAGTTAAGACCGCAGCGCATAAGAGAACAGATAACCGTTTAGTAAACATATAATGTCGTCTTAGAAATTTCTGCATAATAAAGACCAGCCCAGATAGTAGCTAAAATTGACATGAATCCTAGACTTGAGTCATTATTATAAAACGCAACAACTGCAGACACGATAGAAATAAAGACTGAAATTAAAGCTGGTAAAAAAAGAAGTTTATTCGTCATTGTAGTGACTCCGTATTTAAATATGTAGAGTTGATACGATAATATGTTGGTGTATCAAAGCACATGTATTCAATAATAAATGCATTAGCTAATTCACGAGTGCTGAATGCACCAACAATTTCAATGGGTTTACCGTCACGGTATGATTCGATAATAAAGATAGGCATTATATGCTCCAAGAGATAGTGACACAAGTCATCAGTTTTGTAATACCTTTTCATAATGATCTTTATTAATAACACCATACGAGTACAGTGGATACTTAGGATCATTAGGCAATAATCCGCTTGCTTTACAATGACGGGTTAGAGCTGCTTTTGCTGCACCGATGCCATAGTATTGGCCGCATGGGTTAAGCTTAAGAACTGCAAAGGTTTTTCTATCAAAAACCACAAAGATGCCTTTAGACATAATATATTTCCTTATTCAATATAGATATTATAAACTGTATTTGAAGATCTGTCAACAACTTTTTGAACTTTTTTACATTTTGTTGTATTTCTGCAACAGTTTTAAATGCCCGTAGAAGGACTTCTATCATTCTGCTATACAATCGATTAGCCGTGTTTAGAAAAGTCTTCTGTAAGCCCATTTAAGAGACCATTGTATGTTTGCAACAATTTATCATATTGGTCCTTTATTTCTGTGTTTTCAAGTTCCAGTTGATTGATATATTTTATGACTGTTGCTTTATCACATAAAGTTTCGCAACATACTAATAAGTTTTCAAATGCTATATTTTTTAGTGTAGTCATTTCGTGCTCTTAAAAGTTTAGGTAACCATAGATAGGTAGGCTGAATAAATACTTGCGGTTCATTTGCTTCTACTGCAATGACAATGACTGACTGTGTAATTGGAATGTTTGTTTGTTCATAATAAGCAGCGGCATAAAAGGCAGTCTGCATAAAGTAAGACTCAATCCATTCGACCTTTTTTGGTTTGCTTGATGTCTTATAGTCAATAATTGATAATACGCCGTCATACTCTGCAATACAATCAACACGACCAGCAATTTTAAGTTGGTCAGAAAACAAAGCAATCTCTTGAGCATGTATGTTATCAATATTTGAATCAAGAATTGGTTGTATCGAACGAAACAACTCAATCACATGTGGCATTTGAGACCTTAAATACTCTGACTCATTGTTAATGTATCGTTCTGCTACGGTATGAAGTTGTGTACCACGCGATGCCGCTTTAGATGATATACGATTTGCTTCTTCATATCCTATACGTGCTCGCCATGTAGCAATTGATTCTTTACTTAATTCGCCCAGGACAGTTGTGACAGAAGGATAACGGCTACCAGAAGGTGTGATATAGGTTCTGCCATTGGTTGTATTTTCGACCAGTAGATCATCATAACTTAAATTCCATTTCAGATGATTGAAACATTTCTTGAAGCTCATATTGTTTTCGCTTTAGTTCAGTTGCTGCATGATGTAAGAATCGGTCAGGTCGTTGCTCTTTGATATAACGTTCCTGACGTTCTTTTTTGTTTGAAGGATCGAATCGTTTAAATTTTGCCATGATAGTTTTATTTCTATTAAAAGTTAATTTTCAGCATTTCTTTTGACATAATGTAATCTCTCACTATATCGCTACGAATAATGTCTTGCCAAGTAAATTCAATGTAGCTAAATTTATTTAAGCGTTTAATGATTTCTAAAAATTGTAGTACGGTTTTTCTTTCGGATTCTTTTGTAAAGTCTGACTGATAATAGTCACCACAGAATATGATCTTACAGTTTTTTCCTATACGTGTAATAACAGAATCTAGTTCATGACCATTACAATTAGATAATTCATCTAGAACAATGATTGCATTGTTTATTGTAATACCACGAATAAAAGATGTTGACATAAATTGCAATTCATTGTTTGCTATTAGCTTTGCATACGCCTCAGAATCGTTTGAACAGACCTCTGATATAATTGAACGATATGGAGCAGTGTATGCATCTTTCTTTTCTTCCTCATCACCTGGTAAAAATCCAATGTCTCGTGTCGGTACAATTGAGCGAATGATAACTAAACGTTCATATTGCGTATTCTTATCAAGTACTTCTTCTAGTGCAAGTGAAATTGCAATAAAGGTTTTACCAGTACCTGCAGAACCAGACAACACCAGATTATTACCTTTCTTATATTCTCGTACAACTTGAACTTGCTTATCAGTAATTGGTTCAAACTTAGATAATGATTCCAGACGAATTTTGCTATTTGTTTTCATGTTAGTAGTCTTTAATTTTGTTAACTTTGTAACGGTGCTTAATGTGTGACAGCACTTCTCGGAAACCATCATCTACTTTTATATTAGTCCCTGGGTCATATACAAGTGGTATGCCAGCAGTAATCATAGTCTCATGATCAGGATTATCTATTCCATACTGATCTCGTTTTGATACTGACATAAAAACATCAAACTCTTCATTAGTATTTTTATCTTTAAATCGATAAGTTGGCATTGCTTTCCTTTGTTGTTATCCAGTTTGGTACTTCGCGGTTTTTCCATACAAACATATGAGACTTTGAACCTGTGTAATAATTACGATATGACTCGATAGATGAAGCAGTTTTAAATTCGTCAGGCATTGCAGGAGTTGGTTCAGAAAATTTTCTAAAAGGTATATTCTTTGGAACATTAAACAATAATGTATTTAACAGACCAGAAGATTCGACCTTATGAACTCGTTTATATCTATATGTATATTCAGTACAAAGAGCGGCTAATAGACAAGTTAACCATTGATAGTTTTCTGCACTAAGACGAACCCATACTGCAGACGGATGGTTAGCATGTGTTGCTTTATATAATATATTTTCAAGGAGAGGGTTAGTAAGAGTATATTGTTTAAGGTTACGACCATTCTGTTTGACAATACCAACTGTACCATCAAGAAAACGATGAGCAGTAGAAAGTAATTGTGCATACTCAAGAATCATTTTTACACAATGTTTATCGACATGTTGTTCTGCGCATTCGGTTACATTGTTAGATAGATAAAAGATATTCATATTAGATCTCAATAAATTTAAGTTCAAAATCATCTGCTCTTTGCTCATAGTTTATATATCCACGCGGGTTACATACAATACGAGTAGAGCTAATCATATAATCAAACGGTTCATGTGTATGACCATGTGTCCAGCATACAATCTGTGGGCGGTCTTCAATAAAGAAGTCAAGGTTTGACGAATAGCCGCCATTCATTTCATGGTCACTGATATAGCGAGGGTGCGTAGATCTTCGTGATGGCGCATGATGGCCTACGACAACAAACTTACCGGCAGGATTTTTTGTTAGTTCATTATCGATATATTGCAATGTATCTTTATGGCGTACAACTGCATCAGCCGGTGTAAACTTACCTGGTGTAAGATTATCATCATATTTTATTTTGACCATATTGTTAGAATTTTTAATGACACGAAAGTCATTCATCATACGACCAATAGAGTACATTGTAATAGGATCTTCATTGTTCATATCAGACCATAGCGTACCACAAATAAAAGTAATATCATCAACCTTAACGGTATTATTTTCTACAATGTGTAAATTATCAAGGTATGATAATCGATCTTTCAGAATATTATATGTATTAACAATATCACCATGATAGTGTTCATGATTACCCATTATGTATATTACAGTTTTAAATTCTGAACATACATCTTGAAAGAATTCATGATACATATCTGACTTACTGTTGTCTGAACTAGTTACATACAATAAATCAGCAGCAACACATATATCGCCTGATAGAATCAATACATCTGCATGATCTGTATTAGTTAAAGTGACTGTACCCATTTCCAGATGCAAATCTGAACAAATTGCTAATTTCATAATAATACCTATTGATTGTTAGTGTATTCAATTGTAACACATAATAACAACAATGTAAACAAATAATACAATAATTGTTATAACATTGTTGCTATTATGATACATATACTGGTTATATCCCTATCGCCGAACCATATTGTTATTATATACTCTTTTTAAGAAACTGTCAAGGACTTTTTTCACTAATTGAGTGTTTCCTCTTCATCGATATGTATTGCATCAATTTTACTATTTAAATACTCATACTTTTGTTTAAGCTTATATGCTAAGTCAGAATCGCCTGTCTTCTCGATTTTTTTCATATAGTGTTTCATTTCTTTTGAATCGCGCTTTAAACGTTCGATGTTAGATCCGTACATGGTTATCATTCCTTGTATTACTGTTAAGTTAACGGAAATAATATAAGTATTCAATACTACGCTTTAAAATAAAAAAACCCAAGGCAATACAATGCCCTGGGCTATTAGGTAATATGACTTATTGTTGTTATAGTTGTCATATCAATACTACATCATTATTATTTTACAATCAGACCAGGGAAGGCTTCCTCCACTAACTTTTTGGTTACGCCTTTAAATGCAGTTTCTAATTGTTTATCTTTCATCAGTATTACAACCTTTGCTTCAGATGGTGGAATTGCTTCTAGTAAACGAATAAACATTACTTCTAATTTCATCTTAGGCAACTGACTTCCTGGGCCATTTTTGACAAAAAAACGAAACCTAATTGATTGCTTCTTAAGACTTGAGGGCGATGTATGCTGTGATGATTCCTTATAAGGCGGAGTACCTTCTGGTATGAGAAACTGAATCGTATCATCGAACGAACCTTTCAAAACATTACGCAGGCCCAATGTATTATAGTCTCTAAGCACTTGAATCTTTTCTGCCTTAGTTTTAGCTAAAACAACTTTATTCAGTACCTCGTCAATAGTATGGGCCTTAATTTTATTCATAGTCATTAATAAAAATCTCCTACACAGTCGATAAGCATCTTGCAACGCTTTTTGATTAGATAATTTAATATCTTGGATTTATGAGCTGGTTTGTGCTCGTCAAATCTATTTATAATATTTTGTTTTATGTCAGACGGAGTCTCTGTCAAATCGATTAGCTTTTTATTTCTGATATAGTTAGAGTATGTAACAGAATCCATAACAGACCGTAGGTTATCAATTGACTTAGACCATACTTCCATTTTTTTCTTAGTCATTGGAGCCTGACGAATACCTTCAGAAAAAGAATTATCTGGAGATAACACATTAGGTACACCGTCACTGGCATCGCCCTTGAATATATGTTCGACCAAATACTGTTTAGGATTAGGATCAACTACATTCTTCTTTAGCATTGGAGAATATTGCTTGACATTACTAAATTTTTGTAATTGAATAAAGTCTTTATCGGCAGATACAATCATAACTGGTTCATGACAACCGAACTCTTGAGTTTCATATGATAGTACGCCAATGATGTCATCAGCCTCGGCCCTATCTACTTGTACGACTTTATATGGAAAGTTTTCAATCAACTCTTCTCGTATCAGACTCATGATTCTGAATACCTCAGACCAATCAATTGAGCTTGGCTCTTCACGTGCAGCCTTACGCTTAAACTTATAGTTCGGAAAATATTCTTTACGCCATGATGATGAGTCACAGGCAATAACCATTTGACCATATTCGTTACGATATTTTTTGTTATACATACGAATTGAATTAAGTATGACATGACGAATGATGTCTTCTTCGACTTTCATTTTTTGTGCAACCACTGACGATATTGCAATACCAGAGTAATCAATTATAATCATTATATCACCATATTTATTATGTTATTACTATTATAACACAGTTTCCTGTATTTGTAAACCTTTTAAATGAGCTTGCCGCACTCTAACCGAAATCCATGAGTTGTAATAGTTGTTAGAAAGCAACACATTCCGTTCAAACTGCTCACGAGCCTCAAGATAACCGCATTCTGCTTTAGTGGCACAAAGATGTAATATTGTACGAGAAAACGATTCTTTACCATGCAATATTACATCTGCTAGTAACGATTCAGAAGAACCATAATATGTCTGCCAATCAGACTCTGCTTTATATCGTTTCTTT